TGATCGTCGAGAGCCGGGCCGATGGCCGGGCCGCGATCATCGGCTACGCCGCCGTCTACAACCGGCTTTCTCTCGACCTCGGTGGGTTCCGCGAGGAGATCCTGCCGGGCGCGTTCGACAAGATTCTGAACCGCCAGCGGGGCAAGGGCGACGTGGTTGCCCTGTTCAACCACGACAGCAACATTGTCCTGGGCCGCACGTCGAGCGGCACGCTTGAACTCTCCAGCGACACGAAGGGGCTGCGGTATGTCGTCACGCCGCCCGTGAGCCGGGCCGACGTGCTCGAACTGATCCAGCGGCGCGACGTGCAGGGCAGTTCGTTCGCCTTCACGGTGGACCCGAAGAACGAATCCTTCCGTACTGGCGAGGACGGCAAGGCCGTGCGGCAGATCCGCGAGGTGAGCGGGCTGTATGACGTTGGCCCTGTTCTGGTGCCAGCGTACCCAAGCACGTCGGCTTCGGTTGCCATGCGTTCCTACGAAGCCTGGCTGGCGGCGCAGTCGCAGCCCGAGCCCGAGGCGGTGGCCGCCGTTGTCGCCAAGCGTTCCCTGGTCCGTGACGCCGCTGCGGCGTGGACTCTGAGGCTCCGCAATGTCTGAAGCCCGCTGCACCTGCGGCGAGAAACTCCGCTGCCGTTCCAGCCGCCCCTGCGGTGACGAGCGGCAGCGGTATCTACGCTGCCCCCGGTGCGGGGCTCGGGCGGTGGCGTTTGTCAAAACAACAGTTTCTGAAGTGCGCTTCTGCAAGAGGTCGGCCCGCTAGTGGCACTGTGGACTCCACGGCAATACCGCCGCCAGGAGATTCACACAGTGGACAACCTCAAGAAGCTTCAGGACGAGGCGGCTGCCCTCGCCAACCGGATCGACGCCGTTCGTGCGATCGAGGCCGAAGACACGACCGCTCGCGATGTCGAACTGATCGACCTCAACAAGCGTGCCGACGAACTCACCGCCAAGATCGACTTCGAGAAGAAGGTCGTCGAGTCGGCCAAGAGCCTGCGATCCGTGGTCGAGCGTTGCTCGCCCGCCCCCGAGGTCCGTGCCGACGAGCCCAAGGTCCGCATCGAGGCCGTCCCCTTCTCCGGCCGCCTCCGTGCGTTCGAGAAGGCCGAAGACGCCTACAAGGTGGGCATGTGGTTCAAGGCCAAGAGCGGCGACGCTGAGGCCAAGCGGTGGTGCCAGGATCACGGCGTTGAGGCCCGTGCGATGGGTTCGACCTCGGCGAACAGCGGTTCGGCCGTGGTGCCCGACGTGCTCTCCTCGACGGTCATCCGGCTCGTCGATCAGTATTCGGCTTTCGCTCAGAACGCCACGAGCGTGGCGATGCCGAGCGACGTGCTCCAGTTTCCTCGCAGGTCCGGCGGAACGACCGCGTACTGGATCGACGAGAACACCGCGATCACTGCCAGCGACCCGACCATGAATCAGGTCTCGCTGACGGCTCGCAAGGTCAGTGGGGCCGTGGTGATCGCGAGCGAGTTGCTTGCTGACTCGATCGTTTCGATTTCGGATTTCATCGCCACGGAACTTGGGCTGTCGCTCGCCAACGCCGTCGAGGCGGCTGCGTGGAGCGGCAACCCGGCGAACGCTCCTGGCGTGGCCGGTCTTGTGACCAGCCACACGGGCGGCCTCCTGGCCTCCTCGGGTGCTACCTACGCGGCGTCGCTCGTGACCGCTGCCGGTGACACCCCCGACGAGGTGACCAAGGCCAACCTGCTCGCGATGATGGCGGCCGTGCCGCAGCACTCGCGTCAGGGTGCCAAGTGGTTCTGCTCGCCGTTCTTCTTCGCGACCTGCATGCAGGCTCTCGACCTGAACCAGGGCGGTTCGGTCGGTCTGTCGCAGGGCATGGGTCTGACGTTCCTCGGCTCGCCGGTGGTCCTCACCGACCGGCTCCCGAGCGGTGCGGACTCGACGGGTGCGGTCATGGCGCTGTACGGCAACATGGCCAACAGCTCCTACTACGGCGTGCGGCAGTCCATCGAGATCGCGAGCAGCGACCAGGTGAACTTCCTCAGCGACCAGACCGTGATTCGGGCCGTCGCCCGCGTGGCGATCGCTCACCCGAACCTCGGTTCGTCCACCGTCGCCGGTCCGGTCATCGGCCTCGTCGGTGCGTGAGCCTGACGGCTTGACGTGATGTGCAAACTGGGCGGGCCGCTCCACAACGGGGCGGCCCGCTCTCTTTTTGAGGTAGCACATGATCGTTCGCGTGGGTGGTACTGAGGCAGACGTTCGGGTGGAGGCCGTGATGAGCGTCCCCCGGCTCGGGTTTATGTCGAACTTCTACACATGGGCGCAGGCGCTCATGCCGCTCGGCATACGGCCCACAATGATGCAGGGGGCGTTTTGGTCCCAATGCCTGTCGAGGGTTTGCGAGAAGTTCGTAGACAAATGCGAGTACCTTCTCGTTATCGATTACGACAGCGCGTTCAGCCGCGATGATCTTGAGCAGCTATTCGCCCTTGCCATGACGTTCCAGTGCGACGCGCTCGCCCCGCTGCAAACAAAGCGGGAAGACGGCAGGCCGATGTTGACCCTAAAGGGCACGCTCGAAAACCCGCCCGAGGGCGGCAAGACAACGCTGCCGAAGGAATGGTTTGCCGAGCCGGTGCAGGAAGTGGACACGGCGCACTTCGGCTGCACCATCCTGAGCACGGCCGCCCTGAAGCGGTGCAAACTGCCGTGGATGCAGGAACTGCCCAACAGCGACGGCACCTGGGAGGAGCAGCCCAAGACGCCGGGCGATCCGAACTGGCGGCCACGGCGAGATGCCGACATTGCATTCTGGGTCAACTGGCGAGAAAGCGGAAACCGCTTGTTCGTGACGCCACGGGTGTGCATCGGCCACGGCGAGTATGTCTTCACATGGCCCGGCAAAGACCTCGGCAAGCCCGTCTATCAGCACGCCACCGAATACTGCAACACGATGCAGAAGCCCGAAACTGCATGGAGCGTGCCCCAATGAAGAAACTAAGGATGCTGCGTTCGTTCCGAAGCTACCGCGCCGGGCAGGTGGTGGAGATCCCCGGCGGGCTCGCTCAAGAGTTGATCGCCCGGCGGTTCGCGGTGGAGGACCGGCAGCAGGAGTTGATCGAGACGGCCGCCGTCGAGCGCGACGTGGAGACGGCCGACGCCACGCCCAAGCGGAGACGCAAGAAGTGAAGTACCGCAGCCTCAGCCGCCAGACGCCGCCCGCCGTGGAGCCCGTGACGCTCTCCGAGGCGAAGGCCCACTGCCGCATCGACGGCAACGCAGACGATGCCTACGTCCAATCCCTCGTGACTTCAGCGCGTGAGTGGTGCGAGCAGTACCTCGACCGCACGCTCGTCTACACGCAGTGGGTGATGAGGTTCGACCGATTCCCACCAGACGGCACGATGGACATCGAGCTCCCCCGCCCGCCAATGGCGACCGCTGGCACAGCCACGGCCGTCGCCCTGACGTTCACCTTCCAGACGGGCGAGACGGCCACCTACTCGTCGGCGAGTTACCGCGTGGATCGGCACAGCACGCCGGGGGCCGTGAAGGCGTTGTACGGCCAGACGTGGCCCCCGCACCTGCAAGACGACAACGCGATCAGTGTGACGTGGTGGGCTGGCTACGGGAACAGCGGGAGCGACGTGCCCGCCGCGATCCGCCACGCAATGCTGATGCTCGTGGGCTTCTGGTACGACAACCGCAGCACGGTGCTGGTGGGCTCGATCTCCAAAGAACTGGAGTTCGCCGTGTCGTCCCTGCTCGACTCGCAGAAGTGGGGCTCGTACCGATGATCGACGCCGGGAAGCTCCGCGATCGCGTTACGGTCCAGATCGCCAGCGGCACGACCAATGCCCTGGGCGAGACGGTGCTGGCGTGGAGCAACTCCACGAGCGTCTGGGCGAGCGTGGACGGCGTGAGCGCCCGCGAGGCTCTCCTTGCCGGGCAGAATCAGGTCTCGATGAGCCACCGCGTGCGGATGCGTTACCTGCCGGGCCTGACGCAAAACATGCGGCTGTCGTGGGGGGGCCGTGTTCTGGAGATCGTCAGCCTGCTCGAACACAACAACCGCAGCGAGCACGAGATCATCTGCCAGGAGAACGTCGGCTAATGGCCGTCGCCGGGATCAAGCTCCAACTCGACTCCAAAGAAATAGCGGGCCTTCGCGATTCGCTGCGGAATCTGTTTGCCCCGAAGGAAGTGGCCCCGATCCTGGGCGAGGCGCTGGAGAAAGCGATCTGGCCCGCGTTCCTGCGGCTGCGCGAGGTGACGCCTGTTGGCCCCACTGGCAACCTGAAGCGGGCCGTCAATCACAAGGTGAGGGTGTACGGCAAAGACGGCGGTGCCGTGGGCCTCATTGGATACAACCGATCCGGCAAAGGCGAAGCCCAAGAGATCACGCCGGGCGGTGTGCAGCTGGGGCCAGACCGGGCCTTTCACCAGTGGTGGCTGGAGTTCGGAACGAAGCAGCGCGAGGTGCCTAGCGGGAGGAATCCCACCGGCGGCCCCAAGGAGCGGCAGTACCAGCGACGCAGCCCGACAGCGCCATACCAGCGGGCTAGACGGCGAAACGGAAGGCTCATTATCGAGACCGTTCAGGGCAGCGGCGTGCTGCACGAGGTGCGCGAGCGAGTCCCGACTTATATCGCGTCGAGCCTCAGCGGAACCGGCCCGTTCAAGATCATGAGGAAAAGCGACGGTGGTGTTTCTACGGACAACCCGCACGCTTTCTTCAAGAAGTCGAACAGGCCAATCGTGATTCCGCGAATGCAGCCCGGCGGCACCGAAGGCCAGCCGCCAGTGGAAACGGCATGGCGGCAATCCCAGCGGCAGGTCGCCTTCATCCTCCAGCAGGAACTTCGGATTTCGCTGGAGCGGGCCTTGTCGTCGCTGAACTACAGCGGCACGGGCACAGTGAGCGGCACGCCGTAACTGCAAGCAGAGGCGGGCTCGCTGGCACGATGGGGGCATGTCGTTCAAATCCCCCGAGTCTGTGGCGCGGTCGGCCCTGGTAGCAAACACAGCCGTGGCTGCCGTGATCGGCACGCGCGTGTTCCCGGTGCTGGCCCCAGCAACGGCCGCCCTGCCGTTCGCCACCTATCGCCGGTCGGGCGTCATTCGAGCGCACACGCTATCCGGCCCAATGGGCGTGCCCACGGTGAACATGACGCTAGACATCTATGCCGAGACCTATGAGGCCGTGCGAGACCTTGCTGACAAGTGCCGCAAGGTTCTGGATGGGTACGGCGGCACCGTGAACAATGTGGAAGTGAAGAACGTCAGTCTCCAAAACGAGGCGGACGGATTCGTCCAGTTGGCCGGTGGCGACCTTCCGCCGGTTTATTCCGTTTCACAAACCTACGCAATCCTCTGGCAGGAGACTTAGCAGATGTCCGCAACGCCGCATGATGGATCGGGCACCACGTTCTCGTTCGCTGGTGTCGGCTATACCGTCACCAACATCGTCGTCAGCAACACGGATCCGTCCGCCGAAGACACCATTGACGTGTCGCACCTGGGCCTCACCACCGGCAATGCCATCCGCACCATCCAGCGCCCGCTCCAAGGCTCGGCGACCGACACGGGCCGAGAGGTTGTCGTGGACTACCTCGGCACGAGCATCATCGCTGATGCCAGCACCGGCACGCTGGTGCTGACGGTAGGCGGCAGTGCCTTGATTAGCAAGGCGGCCACCGTGTCGTCCTCGACGCTGACGCTTGCGACGAATGATGCCGTCCGTGGTCAGGTCACGTTCCGGGTTGCCCGCTAGTCCGTGACGGAGGCCCGTCATGGCAAACGTATGCACGGGCGTCACGGCTTCGTGGAACTCCACGGACTTCGGCGAGGTCGTGGAGATCAAGGTCAACGCGGGCGGCAGTCTGCCGCTCGCGCGGGCGAGCACCTGGGCATTTGACGTTGGCACTATAGATATCTCGTGCCTGAGCACTGCCAACGTCTCGCTGGCCCAGTACGGCAAGAAGGCCACGCTCGCCATCTCCGGTGGTGGGCTGACCTTCTCCACGAAAGCCGTCTGCGAGCGGGTGCAACTCTCGGGCAAAGTCAACGACATCGCACGGTATGCGGTGACGTTCAAAATCACGCCCGAATGAGGACACACGCATGGCACTGACGGCAGACCAGATCCTGGCAGCAAACGACGCATCGCTCCTCGAAGTGAAGGTCAAGGAGTGGGGCGGCAGCGTTTTCGTTCGCGTGATGAGCGTCTCGGAACGCGACGCCTACGAGCGCATGTGGATCGGCAAGAAGGAAACGGGCATCGAAAACTTCCGCACGGAGTATCTCCAGCGGGTGCTCTGCGACGAGAAGGGCAACCTTCTCTTCACGCGGGAGCAGATCGAGAAGCTCGGGCAGAAGTCGGCGGCCGTGATGACGCGGCTGTTTGATCGAGCCATGAAGCACAACGCGATGAGCGAAGCGGACGTGGAGGAGTTGGCAAAAAACTAAACGCCCGCCCGCTGCGACGGCTGCTGTTTCGGCTGGCGGGTCACTTAGGCATGACGGTCGGCGAGTTGTCCATGCGGATGGACAGCCGAGAACTCACGGAGTGGATTGCTTACACGAGGTATTTTGAGGCTATCCCTGACTCATGGGCGGAAACGGGGTTGCTCGCCAGTGCGATCCTTGCCCCCTACGCCCAGAAGGGGAAGGCACCGCAGGCCAGCGATTTCATTCCGATTGAGAAGCCGCCGCAGCACACGGACCAGATGAAGGCGGAACTGCAAAAACTGTTAGGAACCCTTGGGCAATAGCAATGGCGACGATCCTCGGACTTGCGATGAAGGTGACGGCGGACGCTTCAAGCGTCCCGAAGTCGCTCACGCAGGCCGAGCGTGCGCTGAACAGTTTGCAGGCGCAGGTGGACCGGGCCACGAAGGTATTCGCCCCGTTCACGGAAAGCTCTGCCGCAGCGGCTCGCGCCCAGGAGCAGTTTGCCGAGCGGTTCGCCAGGCTGGCGGATCAGTTGCAGGCGGACACAATCAAGCCGCAGGAATACGCGGCGGCGTTTGCCCAGCTGACTGAAGAAGCCAAGAGGTCGGCCGAGGCGTTTGCGGAAGGCGTTCGCATCCAGAAGCAGTACGGCGACCAGACGAAGGTGGTGGCCGACGAGATCGAGCGGCTCGTGGAACTTGAGCGGCTCGGGGCGATTGACCAGACGGCGCTGAATAACGCCGCCATCGCAAGGCTTGGCCTCGACAAGCAGACGGCAGACTCAGCGCGGGCCAGAGCCGACGCTGTTGCAGCCGCCGAACGCAAGCAGTCCGAGGCGTTTGCGGAAGCCCGCAGGACTGAGGAGCAGGCGGCCGCCCAAGCGAACCGCCAGCGGGCATTGCTGGAAGCCGAGGCGGATGCGATTCGCCAGCGGAACCTGACGGCCCAGGAGCGATTCGATCAAGAGGTCGGCCGCGCCAGAGTCTTGGAAGAGGCCAACCTGCTCACAAAGCAGGAGTTCAACCGCGAACTGCAACGCCAGGCCGACCTGTTCGCCGAGGCCACGATTGCCGCCAACAGGTCAGGCAAGGCGATCGAAGATGCTGGCAAGCAGGGGGTGCTGAAGTTCAACGAACTGACCGGCATCCTGTCGGCCCTGCCCGGCCCGATTGGCAATGTGGCCGGTCGGCTCTCGGGCCTCGCGTCGGCTGGCGAAGGGCTCGCTCGGGTGTTCTCGGGCGGCCTCCAGAACGGTCTCGCCAGCATCGGGGCGAGCGTGGCAGGGCTCGTCAATCCGTTCACCGCCGGGGCGGCTGCGTTCGCGGCGCTTGGTGCTGGGGCCGTGGCGGCTGGCCGGAACCTCGTGCAACTCGAAGGCGAGGTCGAGCGGCTGGGGCAGTTGGCGGATCGCGTCGGCGTTTCCTTCTCGTTCATCCAAGTGCTTGAAGCGGCGGCCCTGCAAACCGGCACCAGCGTCGAGCAGTTGGGCGGCGGGTTCACAAGGTTCCTGCGTGCGGTGAACGAGGCCCGCGACGGCACGAAGTCGGCCGTTGAGGCGTTCAAGAACCTGCGGATCAGTACCGACGCCGTTCGCGACGGCAACCCGGAGACGCTCTTCCAGCAGGCGGCGCAGGCGTTGGCGCAGATGCCAGACCCGGCCCAGCGGACAGCCACGGCCATGGCGCTCTTCGGGAAGAGCGGGGCCGAACTTCTGCCGGTCATCAAGCAACTCGGGACGGCCGCAAGCGATCTGGAACGGCTCGGCGGTGCCCTCACGGAACAGCAGCGGGCCGACATCGACTCCTTCGGCGACGCGATGGACCGCGTGGGTGTCGCATCGCAGGGGCTCTACCGTCAGATCACGGCCAACTTCGCCGGGATCGGCACAGCCATTGCCAACTCCACGGCCGAGTCGATTGGCGGCATCAACCGGCTCATCAGAGCGCTCGACGATACGGCGAGCGACCGGACCTTCCTCGGCTTCCAGAAGACGCAGGCGAGGCTCCAGGCCGACGCCGAACTACTCAAGCAACGCAACGATGCCATCCAGGAATCGCAGCGGCTGGCCTCGAATGAAGCCCTTGCGGAGTTCATCGGCAAGCTCGACCAATCGCTCGACGGAGCCATCAATCTTTCCGGCGAGATCGCCAAGGCCCAGGAGCAGGCGGCTGCGTTTGGCAATGACGGCTCCAAGGCCGTGCAGGCTCTCGTGAAGTCGCTTGAGGACGTGGCGGCTGCCGCCGAGGACGCTGGCCTGTCGCAGGAGCAGTTGACGGCGGCACAGAACAACGCGCTGACCGACTTCGGCAAGCGGATCGAGGCGCTTCGCGAGGAGGCCGACATTCGCACGAAGGCCGCCGAGGAGTCTCGCAAGGCGACCGAGCAGGAGAACGCCGCCGCCGCCAAGGCCGTCGAGGCCGTGCGGGCTCAACTCGCCATTGCCATCGAAGACTCGGCCCGGTTCGGCCAGGCCGGATTCGACGCGGCCCTGAAGTACCAGAACGCGATCGGCGAACTTGAACAGCAGTTCGGCAAGCGGATCATCAACGAAGCCACGCTCAAGCAAAACGCCGCAGCGGCCGCCGCCGAGTACCAGAAGCAAGTCGATGCGTTCACCAAGATCGAGCAGTTGCAGCGGAACATCGCCGCCGCCGACGAGCAGCGACTTGCCCAACTGGTGGCCGCGCAGCGGGAGACGAAGCAGGTCGAGACCGATCTGGAGTTTGTCCTGCGGCAGCAGAAGCAACTCGTCGAAGAGATCGCCGATGCCCGCGAGCGCGGTGCCGTCATGGCCGCCGACGCCGCGACGGCCCGGCTGGCCCAACTCGACCAGATCCAGGCCAAGCTCGAAGAGCAAGAGCAGGCTCTTGAGCAGGGCTTCGGCGACGGGTTCGCCAGGGCGTTTGAAGCCACAGACAAGACCATCGACGGCCTTATTGAAAAGGCCACGCAGTTCGGCAACGTCGGGGCACTCGCGGCGCAGGCTCTTGAGCAAGGCGTCGCCCGAGCCCAGCAGCAGGCCAGCGCGGGCATTCTGACCGCCGAGACGTACCAGCGCGAGGTGAACCAGCAGCAGGAGTTGTTTAATCAGCGACTCGCCGCCGCCCAGCGGGTCGAAGACTTCCTCGCGTCGAAGATCGACGAGCGGCAGCGGGCAGAACTGGAAGCCGTCAAGCAACTTGAGGAACGGAAGAAACAGGCGGCGGTCAATATCCAAGCCCTTGAGGCGAAGATTCAGACCGAGCAGAAGGCGATTGAGGAGGCCCGCGACAAGGGGCGACTGAAGGACGCTCGCGCCGGGGTGGAGCGGGTCAGGCAGCTAGAGCAAGCCCGCCGCCTCGAACAGGGCATCGTGGACGGCCGCGTTCAGGCCAACCGCCAGCAAGCCCAGCAGTTGCAGCAGGGCAGCAGCGCCGCCCAGCAGTTCCAATCGCTCGTCGCCCGCCAGAACGACGCCTTCCTGCAAGGCTTCCAAAACGCCTACGCCGGGGCGAACGCCGCCCTGGCCCAGAGTGCCCGCGTCGCGGAGGAGCAGGCCCGCCGGATGGAGGCGCTGACGCGGCCGACGAACGCCAGCGTAAACGTCGCTGACATTCGCACCGCCGAGGGGCAGGCGTTGGTGCAGGACGTGGCCGCACAGGCCCAAGACCCCGCGCTCATCGAGGCCCGCCTCCAGACGCGGCTGCTCAACGCCATCGCATCGGGCATCACGGGTGCCGCATCGAACTACTTCAACCAGCCGGTGGCGATTGTCGGCGCGGCGAGAATGGGGTGACGCATGAGCGTTGTATCGACCAAAGAACTGGCGCAGACGTTCGAGCGTGAGGTCGGCAGGCCCGCCATCGTCAAGCGTCGATTCGTCTGCGTTCTCGCCGACGGCACGCTTCAAAACGACCCGGCGACGGAATTGGAAATCCTGGCCGCCGTCTTCAACACGACCACGGGGGTGATCGCGTCCTCTGCGATTTTCGGTGAGCCGCACCCACGGCTTGCGGCGTGGAAGCTGCGGAAGTTTTGGATCAACGAAGGATTCGAGGGTTCGCCCTATCACGTCGAGGTAGTGCTGGAATACGGCGTCGTGCGTGACGAGGAGTTCGTGACGCCGACCTCGCGCCCCACCGTGTGGAGTTTTGAGGGCAGTAGCGGCGAGTTCCCGGCCCTGCGTTATTTCGACGGCAGCGGCAACGGCACGACCTACCCGCTGACCAACTCGGCCTTCGACTTCTATCCCGGCTTGATGACCACCGAGAGCGTGGTGCTGATGAAGGTCACGCAGAACTTCTCTACGTTCCCGTCCTCGTGGTACGCCGCGAACAACAGCGTGAACGACGCCACCTACTTCGGCTGCGCCGCCCACACGATCCGCGTGGCTGGCATCGACACCACCTACGAGTACGAAGAATTTGGCGGCAGTGTCGTGAAGTTCTGGCAGGCGACGGCCACGCTGGCCTACCGCCAGAGCGGGCACAACCTCCTGCTGCCAGATGTGGGTTTCAATTTCATTGACGGCGGGCAGAAGCAGCGGGCAATGGTGTTTGATTTTCAAAACTCCGAGTGGGTGCCGTCGCCGAATCCCGTGGGGCTTAATGGCACTGGCGGCATAAACATGACGGGAAATGCCGTTGTGTTAAATCGCCGCGTGAATCCCGAGACGAGTTTCGCCACGCTCTTCGGGACTCCGCCAACATGACGCCTTCCGGCCGCGACGCCGTTCAGTTTACGCGCGAATCCGCCGAGCGCATCGCGAACGTGGTGCGCGCAACGGAACTGACGCCGACACGCGGGCGGCCTCTGTCGTTCGAGGCGATGCCGCCGAGTGCGAGCCGCAAGACCTTCCGCATCGCCACCTTCACCGGCGCGTGGTCGATCAATGGCACCAAGACGGTGACGTTGCGCGGCTCGACGGCGACGCTGTCGGCGGTGAATCTGTTCGCCGAGATCACTGCACCGTCTGGTGCAAAAAACTGCGCCGTCGCCAAGGATGGCACCGCTTGGTATCTCATCGCGGCCCAGTGCTAGGAGTGATGAAATGTCAATGCTTGGCGCTGCTTGTTCGCCGTGTTGCTCGCCGCCATCATCACCCTGCAATAAATGCACTGACGGGGCGGTGCAGTTGGTCATCGAGGTCGATTACCCAGGCGGCAGCGGCGTAGTCACGGGGGCCGGGAACAATGCCTGCCTGGGATTTCCAAACGCGAACTGCGGAGACTACTCCTCTTATCCTGGTTTTGATTTCGGAGAGGTGTCTCAGTCATGCGAGCCGTCAGCCGAAGGCAAGAAAATTAGACGTGTAGTCGTCACCAGTGGCGGCGAGGGCTACACGTCAGCCCCATCCGCAAGCAGCACATGCGGGGCGACCCTTTCTACAACGATCACGTCTCCCGTTGCCTCGGTGGACCTCGTGAGTTCTGGCAGTGGCTACACCTCGCCACCGGTAGTTTCCATGCCGGGAACAAGCGGAATATTTGCGACACAGCAAGCGTCGCTGTCGTGCGAGTTGTCGGCTTCCGTAACGTCTCTTGTGCGCGGACTTCGTGGCTCTGGGTACACGTCGCCACCGAGTGTTACGCTGACTGGTGGCGGTGGATCGGGCGCTACGGCAGTGGCGACAATTACGGCAGGCGGCCGCATAAATACGCTCGTGGTGACAAACGGGGGAAGCGGATACAAGACGCCGCCAGCCGTGTCTTTTTCTGGCGGCGGTGGCTCTGGTGCTACGGCAACGTCTCAAATAACTGGCGTTGTCGCTCGGGTAATCGTGGACGCCCCAGGGCTCTACGAAATCCGATCTGGGCACGGCTTGCAGACAGTCGCATTCACGGGCGGCAATGGCTCTGGCGCTGCGGCGCAATTGAACTGGAGCGGCACGGTAACGCATGTCGCAGTTTCATCACTTGGAAGTCAGGCTGGCACTAACTGCGAGTCATCGCAGATTACCTTTTCCGGTGGCGGCGGCTCAGGCGCGGAGGCGTTCGCAGTCTTATCAACAGACGAGACGATCGTAATTGATATAAGCGGGTGCAGACCTGGCGATTCGTCGGATTTTGATTATCCAGCAGATTCAACGAATGGAAAGTTTCCGCGTAATTATTCCCAATCTACGACCACGCCGATCGGAGAGTCTGTTCGCTGGGACGTTAGCGTCGATCTCAGTCTTAGTGGCGGCACTACCAGTTCGTCCGCGCCGCTGCTGTGGTTTTCTGGCGAGGCATTTGTCGCCTTGATTGACAGGTGGTGGGGTGGATCGCGCATTGCATTCGATAGACTCTTAATTGAGAGAAAATATTTAGTGCGTCGCAACCTGACAAGGACTCAGCCAGTCGTAAGAGTGGTATTGGGTGGGCAGCCTTCATCAAGCGTGGCCGCTGAGTTTGGATTGACTTGGCAGCAGTTGACAGATGAAAAAGGCGACCCGTACTGGCAGGCGACGGCAGTTTCAGTTGTCAGCGGTGGCGAGAACCTGGCCGTTGACATCAACGAACCTGCCCCAGTTGCTGTTCAAGTTCAGCCCGTTGAATCAAACGCGCTTGGCTTCTCGTCAGTCGGCCAGGTCAACGCCTCTTTTAGCTGGAGCGCGCCGACCGTTGCGTTCGCAACGATAGTGGACCTATTTTTTGGGCAAAGCGGCCAGTTTGCCGATCAGCCTTTGTTTCAGGTCACGTTTCGGCAGGTTTCGGCTGGCAATATGTATGAGATAGACACTATTGCGATTGTGAGCGGCGGGCAGGTTGAGCCATACACTTCTGCCAGCGGGCTCAGGGCGGTTCAGTTGACGCTCGCGACCGGCCGCGTTGTTCAACTGCCTGATATACGAGTTTCCGTATCTGGCGGGACAGTCACCTCCGTGACTCTGAATACCAGAGGGCTCTTTCGTGGCCCGGCGACAGTCTTATCTGCGCAGATCACTCCGTCAGGACGTGCGGCCGGAAGTGAAACAGTGCTTCTTGAGACGCACTACTCACAGCCAACCGTTGCGGTGCTGCCGCCGCTTTCCGGCCGCACGTTTCGGCCAGGATCTGGTGCTTCATTTGAGGCCGTTCTGTCGCAGTTGCAAGATTCCGCAGGAAATCCGTGCTGGACGATTTCTGCGATCAACATTGTCTCTGCGGGAGACTGGTACGCGGACGGAGAGAGGCTGCGGCTCTCGCTTCTAGACGGTTCGACAGAGCAATCTCCCGCGCTCGCCACGGTAAGCATCCCTCCAAGGAGGGTGCCGATCGTCACGTCTGCTTATGTAAATACAAGCGCTGGCACCGGCGCGCAATTTTCCGTCACGCTTCGCCCCGCAGGCGAAGGACTCTGGGAGGTCGATCAAGTCACGGTTGTGGCCCCAGGAGTCAACTACAATGACCGCGAGTATTTAGTGGTTTTGTTTGATGAAAAAACAGAACGGGTTCCCGGTTTTTACGAAGACCTCTATGTGCGCACGAACCCTGAGACTGGGGCTGTGATCGGGGTAGACATTGACGCGCGCGGACGCATGTACGCTCAGGACAGGCATGTGGTCGGCGTCACAATTCACCGCGGAGGGCGCTTTTACAAGACCACGACGATCACCCGAGACGTGCCAGTGACCGTAAATTGCATGGGCAGCCTCGGCAGTTGGGAGCTGGTCGGCCCGCTTTCTTCGCCAACCGCAGAAGGCCAGTCCTCCAATGGGCCTCCATCTGTTGGCGGATTCTACAGCGCAATAATAAACCCAGGCCCGGAATACATCCGCTATACGCGGCGGTGTGGCACCCCAACAGTGTCGGCATCGATCCAATGAGCCGCTGCGATTTTCAATACTCGGACGGCGTAGCGACCTGCGTCAGGTGCGGGAGAGTGGTGCGCACGAAGAGCACCAACGTCAAGGCGGCTTGCCGTGCATTTGCTGGCTATGAGGCAGAAAACATAGCCCTCGGCCACGCCCTTCACGGAAGCGGCCCCGGCACAGAACTAAAAAAACTCCTTGCCGGGGTAGGCATCACGGCCACGCCCAACTGCTCCTGCAACGCCCGTGCTCGCACGATGGACGCGAACGGCTGCGAGTGGTGCGAAGCCCACCTAGACGAGATCGTGGGCTGGCTCCGCGAGGAAGCGACGAAGCGCGGCCTCCCGTTCGTTGACATGGCCGGTAGGGTGCTGGTGAAGCGGGCGATTAGCAACGCCCGCAAAGCGGAGGCCCGCCGTGCCAAGGAAGCCCAGCCAGCCGAAAGCGGCCCGGCCTAACCTCGCCGAGCTCGACTACGAGGACGACGACGCCTCGCCGCCCTTCACGCTGGACGACGACGGGAATATGGTCCTGCGGCGTTCTGCGAAGCCCAAGCCGAAAGGGAAGCCCCGTGGCAAAAAAGCCGACAAGCCTGCTCGATGACGTGCTGGCTCGGACGCGGAACCGCAGCCCTGGATTCGGGACGTGGTTTGAGAGGCTGCCAGCCGAGGCCCAGGCGGAACTGGAGGCGGTGCGGGCTTCGTTCGATCACGCGACACACCAGAAGACGGCCTTCGCTCGTGCGATCATCGAAGCCGCACGAGAGCGGGGCTGGAAAACAAGCGGCTTGCAAGGAGTGATCCAGTGGCTAAACGGAAAACGCTAGCGGCTTCCGTGGCGTCGAAGCTCCCGCCCGCGAAGCCTGCTGCCGATGCCGAGCAGGTGACGCAGCGGCAGGACGGCGATTCGCTGGAGGCCCGCTCGACGAGCCGCCGCATCAAGACGGTGGAGGATCTGCTTCGCCACATTGAAGCCGACATGACCCGCTTCGAGGTCGCAGCCAGCGAGGCGACCAAGTGGGAGTGCGGCGACGGCGACGGCGGCACCATTGAACTGCACCGCGTCTTCGTGCGACTCAAGCCCAAGGGCGGGCCGACCACCATCGAAGTGGTCGAGGCGATGATCGACGCCGCGAAGAAGACGCTCCGCAAGCCCTTGACCAAGACCGTCAAGGCACCCAAGGCAGACGGTCTTTGGCAGGTTCTCGTCATCAGCGACACGCACTTCGGGGCATACTCGTGGAGCAAGACCACGGGCGGCAGCGACTACGACCTCGACCTGGCCGAGCAGCTCGTGGGCAAAGCCGGGGCCGAACTGGTGGCGGTGGGAGATGCCCACAAGCCCACCCGCCGCACGATCGCTTTCCTTGGCGACCTGTTTCACTACGACACTCCGAGTGGAACGACAACCGGCGGCACGCCGCTAGAGCGTGACGGCCGATTGCAGAAGATGATTCAGGTGGGTTGCGACTCGCTGCTCGGCATCGTCGAGCGGTCGGCGGCCTCGGCCCCCACCGACGTGGTGATCGTGAACGGCAACCACGACGAAGTGCTGACGTGGGCCTTTCAGCGGATTCTCGTGGAGCGGTTCCGTGGCTCGAAGGCGGTGACGATCAAGCCCGACTTCCTCTCGCGGCAATACCTCACGCACGGGCGCAACCTGCTCGGGTTCACGCACGGGCACAAGGCAAAACGCAAACTCCCGCAGATCATGGCCCTTGAGCAACGCGAGGCGTGGAGCCGCAGCACCTATCGCGAGTGGCACACGGGCCACTTGCACCACCAGGCGGCCGAGCACAACAAGCCGCTGGACACGCTCGACGGCGTGATCGTGCGGACGGCCCCGACGATCTGCCCGCCTGACGATTGGCACTCAGCCAACGGATTCCTCGGCGCTAGACAGGCATGCGAAACATTTCTCTACAGCCCCGATGGCGGGCTGCGATCAATGCACGTCAGCGAAGGGAACAGAAAGGGATGATTACTGTGGCCGACCGACTCAATGGTGATGGCGTGATGCGCGAGGGCCTGCATCCCACGAGCCAGAAGTATTTCGACCTGCTCGACACGCTGCGAAAGCTCCACTTGTCCAAGTCAGCGGGGTACGGCTGCCCAGATGGCACCGACCCGCTGCTCAACATCCGGCGCGGTGCGGAGTTCGTCGGCATCCCGGCGTGGCAGGGAGCGATGGTGCGGCTCTCGGACAAGGTGACGCGGCTGGCGGTCTTCAACAAGACGGGCAACCTTCCGCACGAGTCGGTTGAGGACAACCTGCTCGATCTGGCCAGTTACAGCCTGTTGGCCCTTTTGCTCTTCCAAGAGGAGCACGAGTGACTGACCGCCGCGTGCCCTACTCCGAGGACGAGGCCCAAGAGGCGTGGCTGTGGGTGGGCCGCCACGGGCCGAGCAACTCGTGGACGGCCACCAACGGCACGGCGGCCAGGATGATCGGGCGGCTGCTTGAGGAACGCGAGCGGCTGCTGGCGATGCTGGCGAGCCGAGAGAACATCCAGCGGCCAGCGGAACAATGAGCCGGGCCGGAAGGTTGCAGGCTATGCACGTCTCCTTTCCGTGCCTAGCCTCCCTTCCGCGCCCGGTTCATTCGCTTAGGTCGAGCGGCGGCAGGAAGTCGAGTGCCGTGTGCTTCGGCTTCGCGATCGTCTCGTCGATGTAGTGATCGATGGTGACTTTGGAATCCTTGTGACCGCAGACGCTGGCGGCTTCCCCGACCCCGGCGGCGGCCGTCACATAACTGGCGTTACTCTTGCGGAGCGCGTGGAATCCCCTCGGCTGCACCCCCGCCACCCGGCAGATCTTCTTGAACTCGTACCACAGGCTCGTCGGGTCGCGATCCCAAGGAAAAACGAGGTCATTCGGCTTCCGCTCGATCTGCTTCAGCCACCCGGCCAACTCGGGCGAGATCGCCCGCCGCAGATCCCGGTCGCCGGTCTTCGTGGTTTCGGCCAGGAAGATGACCGCCCGCCCTTCGAGGTCCACTTCGCCCCACCGCAGCTGCCTCACGGCCCCGATGCGGGATGCCGTCTCCCAGCACATGCGGATCATGCTGGCGTAGTACAAGCCCCCAGGAAGCCCGCAGACGGGCGATGGGTAGCCGAGGGCCGTGCGGACCAAGGCCGAGACATCAGCCACCCGGTAGGCCCGTGGAAGCCTCGTAGGGGCTCGCACCGGGGCGACGGTGGGAAACTCCAGCAGTTGGCCGTCAGACCGGGTGCGGCGAACCTTGGCACAGTAGGACCAGAGGCAGCAGACGTGGGTGCGATCCTTCCGAACCGAGGCGGCGGACACCTTGGTGCGGCGGGCCGAGAGGAACGCCTGGACGACGAGCGGCTGGAGGTCGTCCATCGTCGGCTCGCGGCCCAGCGTCTCGCTCCATCTGGTGAGCGTGAGCTGGTATTGGCGGCGCGCCTGTGGTTTCAGCGACCGCAAAGGACCGTACTCGTTCTCAAGAACATCTCGAAGTAACATCATTGGCTCCTCCTGCGGGTAACGACCACTAGTGTACATCAGTTTCGTTCCCCTATCCTCCACTTGAATCCGTGACGCAGGGAAGCCTACGGGGGCGGAGCCCCCGGCGGCAACTGCCGGGCGGGCGATTTGACACCGCCACCGCTAGCGGTAGTATCGGAGGCATGGTTGGAATGGCCCACAAAGTCGATGGCGGCGAATACCTCACGGTCGCGGAGGCCGTGGAATTCATGGGCTGCACGGACGGCTGGGTGCGGATGCTCCTGCGATCCGGCCGCCTCGAAGGCAAGCGATTTGGCGAGCGGGTCTGGCTGATCCCCCTGGCTGCGGCCAAGGAAGCCAAGGCCAACCTCACCGCCCGGTCGATCGGGAAGCGGGCCACCAAGAAGGCCAGCCCGCGAAAGAAGCCCTGAATCTCGGGATTTCTCGGCCCCAAAAAATCTTTTTGTGTTGGGCTGGACAGGGAACTACCGATACCGTACAGTACCCCCACGCACGCAAAGGAGTGCTGCCATGAAGATCGATTGGGATGAAATGATTCGCTGCCTCGTGCTGGTTCGCCTTGGTCAAGAACTTGGATGTGACTCCAAGCTGGCCCGTGCGGTCCACGACAGCATCGAACTCCTGGCGACGTTCGCCAGTGTTTTTCTTGGTTGATGGAACTACCGCTACCGGAAGCAAAAGATTTTTCAGGCGGCCGGTTGACAGTTGTTCACTCGTCGATACATTCACGCCCCACCCCCAAACGGAGCCACTATTCAAATGTTCAGTACCGACCCCCATCACAACGAGTATTTGGCCGCCGTCGCTGGGATGGCTGACCACACCGCTGCCCCTGTCGAGCCCGCCGTGGGCGACTTCATCAGCGGCACCACGAGCGGCAAAGCGTGGAGTGGGCGCGTCGAGTGGATCGACGGCCACTTGGTTGCCATCGACGTGGGCGGCGGCTGGCTTCGCGTGCCGCTCAAAGACATCACGCACTGAACCACGGAGCCCGGCGGAGCCGGGTAAGCCACGGAAGGGATCGTGCCGCCGAGCCAGGACGGGGAAGCGGCTTTCACACATCGCAACGAAAGGGACGCGAGAAATGGGAACGACAGGACTAGCACTGACCGCAGACAACACGCAGGCCCGAGGATTGGCTCTTCAATCATTCGACGACGCCTTCCGCTTCTCGAAGATGGTGGCGGCGTCTGAGTTCGCCCCCAAGGATTTCCGGGGCAAGCCCGAGTCCTGCATGCTGGCGATCCAGCACGGGAGCGAAGTCGGCCTGAGCCCGATGCAATCGCTCCAGAGCATCGCCGTCATCAACGGCAGGCCGACGATCTGGGGCGACGCTGCCCTGGCCTTGGTGCAGAGCAGCCCCGTCTGCGAATACGTCAAGGAATACACCGAGGGCCAGGGCGACAACCTGACCGCCGTGTGCGAGGCCAAGCGTCGTGGCTATCCGGCCCCGACGATCAGCCGGTTTTCGATGGCCGACGCCAAGCGGGCCGGGCTGGCTGGCAAGAGCGGCCCGTGGAGCCAGTACCCCGAGCGGATGCTGGCCCTACGTGCTCGGGGCTTTGCACTTCGCAACGCCTTCGCTGACGCCCTGCGTGGCCTCATCACGGCAGAGGAGGCCCAAGACTACCCCGAAGCACCGGCGGCTGTGGCTCGTGCGCAGGAGCCTGCAAAAGCCACCGCCCAAGTGGCACAGCCGCTGGCTGCTTCGGCACCGGAAGCGAGCGTCTACGAAAAGGCCGAGCGTTCGATCGCCAGGGCGACGACCGTGGACCGACTCGACGACATCCGCCGCAAGGTCGAGGAGCGATTTGGCGAAGGGGCTCTGACCAAGTTCGAGCGTGACGAGCTCGCCAAGTCGATCCTCGACAAGGCGAACGCGATCGACAACGGCACCGAGCACTTCGACGGGCAAGAGGTCGAAGCGGAGGCCAACGCCCGATGAGCGAACGTGGCATCAACGAGGGCCACCCGCCGAGCACTGGCGAGTGGAACGAGTTCGAGGCCCGGCAGCCCGAGGTCTTCGAGCGGCGGCGACGTGCCGCCCCGAAGCCTACGGGCCGTCGAGGCCCGGACCCGCTGCCCATGCTGACCGACGCGCAGATCGCCAGGAAAGCGAAGTGGATACACGCCCGCCTCGTGCTGTTGATCGACGCCTTGGATGGCGAGGAGTGGGACGGCAGATGGACCAACAGGCTGATGAGCGCGTGGCTCGCAGCCAGGAACACAGTGGAAGACGCAGCAACTTGGAAGGAAGACGCCGATGCCGTGGCACGACAGCTGGACGCAGATGCGAAAGAAGAAACAGCCCCAGCCGCAGGGGGAAGCCCGGCAGACGGGAGCGGCAGCCAAGCGGGAGAGGCGTAAATCCACCGCAGCCGAGGCTGGCCCAAACAAAAAAACTCCCGGCCAGTGACTCGACCGGATGCCGCACGTCACGCGGCCAAATCAAGGAAACGGAGGGCTCAAGGAAATGGGCGTGTTCATTGACGACAACTGCGACCTGCCGCTGTTCGCGGCGCGGCCCGAGCCGAGGATCGAACTGCCCATACGCTGCGCCGTCTCGAAGGAACTGCGCGTGCGGGCTGGCTCGCAGCGATGGGAACTCCTTCGCCAGTACGTCGAGCACGGCCCGCTCACCAACGAGCAGGCGGGCGATCTCTCGGGCCTGAGCGACCGCAAGGGCTGCTGCTACTGGAAGCGGTGCGGCGAGCTCCTCGAGCACGGCTACATCGCAGACACGGGCGAGCAGCGCCGCAGCCAGGCTGGCGAGATGCAGCGGATTTGCCGCGTGACGGATAAGGGGTTGGAGGCGATTCAGCAAGGAGGCGCGGCATGAAGACGGCATGGCGACAGGACAGGGCCGAGCGGTTCCGCATCCTGCACCGCGACAGGTTCACTTGCAGGTATTGCGCTGCAATGCCCGGCTCTGAGTTTTTGGAAGTCGATCATCTCGTTCCACGGTCGCGCGGAGGAAGTGACCACGCGGAGAACTTTGTAACGGCTTGCAAGACGTGCAATGGCCGCAAGTCTGACTCAATCGTTTTCCCGCACGACCTAATTGAGCGTCAAGAAGATGACGGGTGGTTCGTGCATAAAACTTTTGGCGAATGGCGAATCTGCTTTTCTGCTCAGTGCATTGGGATAGACAACGATTTTGGCTACGGGTTTATCGAACCCGATTGCTGGCCAGATAAGTACTGGTGGGCTGGCCTTTTTGAAAAGGCATGGCCGGATGTTCGCGTGCATGACTTGCACGCAGCAGCAGAGTATTTCAGGCGATTAGTGAATGTGCGGCCCTTGAGGTAGGCACGAAGCCGCTTCGACGCGGCGGGGCGGAATGGAAAGGAATCCACTATGGCTAAGTCACCCGGCTTCTGGTTCTTCACTGGCGACTGGATGAAAGATCCAGAGCTCAGGTTTTGCTCGCTTTTTGCTAGAGGTTTGCTTGTCGATTTGCTTTGCATCTTGTTTGAAGCAAACGAGCAGGGATACGCAAGCAACCCTGACGGCTCGGCCCGAACCGACGAGCAGATCGTGGATGCCGTTTCTGGCGGCGGGCGCGATGAAAAACTCGCCGCGCTGGCCGAATTGGAGAAAAGTGGCGTTCTTTCCCGCGATTCTCGCGGTGTTTTGTTCAGTCGCCGCATTTCCCGGCTGGCCGAACTGAGCGAAACCCGCAAGCAAAACGGAAGCAAAGGGGGTAGCAAAACTCAAGCAAAGCCCAAGCAAACCGACAAGCAAAACAGGGGGGTTTCGGTTTCGGTTTCGGATTCTGTTTCGGATTCGTTCTTAAAAGAAACACACACACACACAGGCCCAGGCGGCTCTCGCGAGGACGGCTGGGCAGAAGACGAGTGGCAACGCTTCCTCGCCAAGTGGAACGCCACCGAGAGGGCCGCCCGCTGGCCCGGCTTCATGGCACCGGATGGCTGGGTTCAGAACGCCAGTTACCCGTCGTGGCTGGAGAAGGCCCATCACGCGATGGATCGCCTGCCCCGCTGCGAGTTCTTCGACCAGCCGCTCGCCGTCACTCGGTTCTTTGAGTACGTCGATCGCATCTTGGCCGGTGAGTTTGACAACGCGAAGAAAGATCGAGTCAGGACACGTCAACCAGTAGGAGGGAACCTGTGAGAACCTGGGAAGACAACAAGACCGCCATCAACCAACTCTGGCCGATGGTGCAGTTCACGGAGGAGGAGAAGCGTCTCTGGCGCGAAGACCTCAGCAACCTCGACCAGGACGTGCTCTACGACGCGATCCGCAACGTGAAGCGCGGGCACGACACGCTTTACCCGCAGTTGAAGTGGATGCTCGACGGCTACCGCGAGTTGTTCTCGCTTAAGCGTCGGGCGCTCCGGCAGACCGGCGAGAAGCACAAGAAGCTCGACCTAAACATCTCGGCCGACGAGGACAAGAGGCTGGCCAGCGACTTCATCGCCGTGATCGACGCCGCATCGCCCGACCAATACGAGTCCATCGAAAACATGGTGCTCGACAAGCTGCCCCGCATGCACGCTGCCACGGCCCTACGGGTCTTGATGTACGCGAAGAAGCGACTGCTCGGACAAGAAGCCCTCTTCGGGCGAGTGACCGCAGACGGAGACATCTCACCCATTTCTTTTGGAGCCATCAAATGACCGAAACAGCAACCGCCACCGCCACCGAACGCCCCCAGCTGACCGACCGCCAGCGTGAAGTCTTTGAGTACATCACCGACTTCCGCGACCGCAACGGCTACTGCGTGGCCATTGACGACATCGCCAACCACTTCGGGATTCACAAGAACGCCGTGGTGAATCACGTCTGGTCTCTGCGCCGCAAGGGCTGGGTGCAGTGGCAGCCCGGCCAGGCCCGCACCCTTCGCCCGGTGGAGGTGGCCAATGGCTGACAACCCGTACTTGCCCCCGGCTCCCGTCGTGCTCGTGCAGATGCTCCGAATCCAGATGTGGAAAGACGACATCGACGACGACAGCAGGAAGTTTCACGAGTGGAGCGCCGACACCATTGAAGATCTTTGCAATCGTTTGGTGCGGGTAGCCAAGAAGCTCGAAGCCCTGGAGGCCGCCCACTCATGACGCTCTCCGATCTTGTCCTTGTCTCGGCAGGAATCGCGGCCAACGCGGCCACGTTCTGCTTGGGCATTTTGGTTGGTTGCTCTTTAACTCGAAAGGATTCCCATGACCGCAACAGCAACGAAGCCACGGAAGGCTCAGTCTCGCGCCAGTGGCATCTCCCTCCCCATAGCAACGCTCCGTGCCGCCCTGGCTGCGGTTCGGGCCGCTGTTCCAAGCCGAAGCCCGAAGCCGATCCTGTTGAACGTTTTGCTGGCCAACGGCGGGATCACGGCGAGTGATCTGGAACTCCAGGTGTCGGCCGAGGTGCCGTACACCGACGCTCCGCTGTTGCTCCCGTTCGCCCGCTTGCAGGCGATCCTCGGGGCCGCCTCGGGCGACGAGGTGACGCTGGCCCCAGGCGACACGTCTTGCATCGTGAGCGTGGGCGGCGGCACTTGGACGCTGCCCACGGAGGATGCGGCGGAGTTCCCCCGGTGGGAAACTCCCACCGTGAAGCCGATCTGCCGCATCCCGGCCGACCAGTTCGTGCGGGCCGTGAAGGCGGTGGCCTACGCCACGGACACCGATTCGAGCCGGTTCGCCCTCGGGGCGGTGCTCGTCGAGGTGAAGGATGGCACGGTGACGCTGGTGGGCACGGACGGGCGGCGGCTCTCGTCCTACGGGATCGAGGTGGACCAGGCCGTGGACGACTCCACGACGCTGATCCCGGCGCGGGCGATCCTGACCATCAGCAGCATCGCCTCGCACAGCGAGGGGGCGGTGCAGTTGGAGGCCACCGACCGCGAGGTGGTGGCGACCATCGACGGCACGGTGGTGACGGCCCGGCTCGTCGAGGGACGCTTCCCCAGGTGGCGTGACGTGATCCCCGAGCGGGACGCGAAGGCCACGCTCGTGAACGGGGCCGAGCTGCTGGCGGCGACGCGGCAGGCGGCCATCGTGACGAGTGAGCAGTCGAAGGGTGTGACGTTCGCGTTCGTCGAGAACGGCATCCACCTGACCGCTCAGAGCGCCGAGGCGGGGCAGTCGAGCGTGACGTGCGGTCTGCTGGAAGCGGGCCAGACGGCGAGCGTGGCGCTCGACCCCGGCTTCGTGGTCGAGTTCCTGCGGGGCGTGGACGAGGCCGAGCCCGTCGAGGTCGAGGCGGTGGACGCCCAGAGTGCCGTGGTCTTCCGGTGCGGCGACTGCACCGGCGTTGTCATGCCGTTGGCGAAGGACTGATGCTCGACACCCTTCGCGAACTTTGGGATGCCGGGGTGCCTGCTGACGTGATCGCAGCGCACCTCGGCATCCGGCGGCAACGGCTGCACGAACTTCGCCGCGAGCACGGTATACCGGATCGGGTATGCAAGTACCGCAAGCGGATCGTGGACCCGACGCCCGACGAGATCGCAGAGCGGGCGCGGGAGTGCCGTGAGCGGCACTTCGCCCAGCGACGGGCCGAGCCTGACGCTTGACACGGTTGCCATCCTGCGGGGGTTCACTCACTCCAGGAGCAACGCCATGCGTTTTGCTTTCGTCGTGTTTCTCGCTCTCGCCGCTTCGTGTGCCTACGGACAGACCATCGTGGTGCGCGGCCCGGCTGTGATCTCTGCCCAGGATCACGCCACGATCATCGCCCGGCGTGGGGCGCTGGTGCATTCCCAGTGCAGCCAGACCGAGGGCATCGGCATGGGCAGCACGCCCGAGGCCGCGAGAAGGAACTGCTGCTACTTCGGCAAACGGGTCATCGTCGAGGAAGGCGTGGCCTACTCGCCGGTTACGCGCCGCTGGTACGCCGTCATCCGCTACAGGTGACCAATGGCCCCCTGGCTCATCGCCCTGACGGGCGGCATCTATCTCGTGGTGGCGGCCGACCTGGCCCTGCACAACAAGCCGGGCCTCGCGCTCGCCTACCTCGGGTACAGTTTTGCAAACGTGGGTTTGTACCTCGCTGCGAGGTCACCTTGAACCCGCTGACGTTCTCAGTACCGGGCGATCCCGTCCCGCAGCCGAGGCCGCGCGTCTCGACTCGTGGCGGGTTCGCACGGGCGTATGTGCCGGGCAAGCACCCAGTGCATGCGTACCGGGCATCCATCGCAGCGGCGGCCGTCGAGGCCGGGGCAACGCCGACAACCACGGAGCCGCTGACCGTGATACTGGATCTGGTGTTTGCCCGCCCGGCCTCGCACCTGACCAAGAAGGGACTGCGGAAGGGGGCACCGGCCCTGCCCCGCTGCGACGTGGACAACGCCGCGAAGGCGTGCCTCGACGCCTTGAACGGCGTGGCGTTCGAGGACGACTCGCAAGTGGCGAAGCTCGTGGTGGAGAAGTCTTACGGCCAGGAGGCGCGGACGACCGTGCGAATCCAATGAGCAACCAAAGCCTTTACGATTTTCTGTCGGGCCACTGCCACGAGAACACGGTGCGGTCTTACCTTGAGATCGGCACCCGTGACGGCGGCAGCCTGCGGGTGGTTGTGGAGAACGCCCCGGCCTTGGAGTCGATCGTTTGCGCCGACACATGGGGCGGCGAGTGGGGCGGCTCCTCGCGCGGCTCGCACGAACACATCGACCGGCTGCTGGCCGGGATGCTCTACACGGGCGAGGTGCGATACCTCGACGGCGACTCGAAAGAGACGATCCCGACGCTGGCCCAGCAGTTCGATCTGATCCTCGTGGACGGCGACCACTCCTACGAGGGCGGCCTGGCCGATCTGCGAAACGTGTGGCCGCTTTGCCGACCCGGCGGCTGCGTTGCGTTTCACGATATCACGCATCCGGCGCATCCCTACCTGCTGACTGCGTTCGACGAGTGGGTGGAAGAGAGGCGGCCCGAGATTGCCGTCTGGCGACAGGTGCTCGAACCATACGGCGTGGCCGTGGCGGTGAAGCGATGAAGATCCCCGAGCACTTGGTCTATCCGCTGGAGCCGTTCGCGGCCGACTACCTGCGGCTTGCCGAGGCGGGCGAGTCGATCCTGAAAGACTCGTCGGTGGTCTTCGTGGGCCTGGCTCGCAACTGCGGGCCGCACCTGCGGAACAACCTCCTGCGGCTAGAGCAGCTGGTTGAGTCGTGCGGCTCGTGGGCCTTGCACGTTGAAAGCAACGACAACACCGACGACACGGTGGAGGTGCTCGAGACGTTTTGCGCTGCTCACCGGCAGGCGTCTTTCCGAGATCGCACGCTGGGCCGCGAGCACTACGGGGCCGAGTTCGCGGGACGCCGCACGATCGCGCTGGCTGAGTACCGGACCGCTTGCCAAGAGTGGGTCCGCAAGCACCACGCCAACGCCGACTTCGTGGTGGTCGTGGATTGGGATGCGTGGGGCGGATGGTCACACTCGGGCTTCCTGCATGGCGTGGGGGCGCTGGCCGACACGCCCGACGCCTACGGCATGGCGAGCGTGTCGCTCATCGAATACCCAGTGATGTCGATGGGCGAAGACAAGCAGCCGAAGCTCGTGCGCGGTTTTGTTCACTACGATGCATGGTGCCTAAGACTTAATTCCGCGTTCGACGACTACACGGCCGGGCTCGGCGGCTGGAAGCACCAGTGGCTTCCGCCCGTGGGATCGCCGCCGGTGCCCGTCGTGAGCGCCTTCGGCGGCATGGCGATCTACGACACGTTCGCGTACCTGCGGGGGCACTACGACGGCGAAAAGGACTGCGAGCATGTGCCCTTTCATCGCAGCATCACGGAGCGGACGGGGCAGAAGTTGTATCTCGACCCGTCGATGAGAACGGTCATGCACTGGATGGAGCCGACCGATGGCGGGCGTGACGGCGACCATTGATTTCCAGACGCTGCGGATTCAGTGGGCATCGCACTCGTCGATGTACGCCATCTGCACGCATTGGACGATCACGAAGGACCAGTTAATCCGCCTTAAAGCGGTGGCCCACCTGCCGCCCCGGCACGACCGCCGGTTCCGATTCAAGCCCGAACGTCAGCGCGACCCCACGCCCCGCGAGATTGCGCAAGCCTGCCGGGAGATCCAGGCCCGATGGGACGAACACACCCGCTACGAGCGGGCCGTGACGAAGCCCACGCAGTTCCAGCTGCGACAGATCGAGACGCCCGAGGATCTGCGGCACATGGAGGGCGGCGAATGAGCGACCCAATCCTGGGCAAGATCGTCGTGGATTTCTCGCAGAAGTACATCAGCGTCTACCTCTGCGAAGGCGACGGCACCGTGAAGGATGGCGACCATTTCCGCTGGCCGTACCGCCTGGACGTGAAGGACGCCCGGCAGGAAGTGAAAGACTGCTTCGATTGGTTCTACGACTTTTGCAATGACACGGTGAACGGCTTGTCGGACGAACTGCAAGACGGTGGGGGTGGCGGGGCAGACTCGGGGTAGGAGGTGCCCGCCATGAGTTACGAGATGACCCCCGAGGAAGCCGCCAAGTACGGGGCGGGCCTGTCGATCTGGGACCAGATTCGCCTGCTGCAAACCTGGGCACCGCTCATCGGCTACGGCCAGCGGTTCGTCAATGAGATGGACCCGCACCGCCGGGCTCTCGTCGCGGCTGACGCCTGCGAATGGCTCGCGGCCAAGACTTCGAGCCCGCTCGATGACCAACTCGTGCGGCACATCGGCGACGTGATGAAGACCAAGGAGGGCGAGGCGTTGCTTCGGTGGTGCCTTCTCCAAGTGGAGGGAGCGAAGTGAGCCTTGATGCTGCCATTCGTATCGTCGCCGCTCTGGCGGCAGTGGCTCTCGTCGCTGGCCCCGCGATTGCCGCCGTGGCTCGGAAAGCCCAAGCCCACTGGAAAGACCGTGCGGTGGCGGCCCCAGGTGAAACGGCCCCAAGCGTGACGGGCAAGGACTTGCACGTCGTGCTTGACCTGGCCACGAGGCTACGGGCGGCAGGCTGTGCCGAAGGCGTGGCCCTGTGCCAGCAGCTGCTCGACGTGATGCTCGGCAACGCACCCAAGGCGAAGAAATGAGCATTGGTACCCGACTTGCCATCGCGTTTGTACTCGGCTGCGTTGCGGCGTTTGGGATGCCGCAGCCCAGGCATGCCGCGCCGACGTTTGTGGTTGAGGACGTGAGCGACGAGATGAAGACGAAGGTGGCCGACGTTGCCCGTGCGTTGAAGGCGGCCAGCCCGGCCGAGCGGGCCATTTGGGCGAGCGTCTGGGAGAAGGCCGCTGTCGTCGTGGCGGGCGACGCAGTGACCACCGAGGTGATCTTCACCGACACGCGCTCGCTGCGTGGCTTCACCGTCCTGAGCCTCGACATCGCCTGGCGTCGGCTCGGCGGCGTTAAGCCGGGCCAGTATCCCGGCCTGCGTGAAGCCGTCGAGAAGGCGATGACGGGCGTCGTAGGCCTCGACGTGAAGCCGGTGGACGCTGACCTCCGGCGGGCCTACGGCGAAGCGTGCAGGGCGATTGCGTGGGCTGGCATCGGCAACGGAGGCTAGACCGTGGCCGACTTCATCCCCTTAATGGGATACCAGCCCGACCGGAAGGGCACCGACGACTTCCTGGCGACGCTCGCCCGGCCGACGCTCGCACAGGCTGGCCCCGATCTCGTGCTGGACGAACGCAAAGACGTGAACCTCGGGCACTACCTGCTCAAGGTGGCCCCCGATTGGAAGCGTGGGGCGCAGAAGATCGGCAGCTGCGTCGGCTGGGGCTGGGCCTTGTCATGCGACATCCTCGCGGCCTGCGACATCCTCCTGCGGAACGAGCGGGAAAGTTACGGCGGGCGTGTGCTCGAAGCCTCGGTTTACGCCTTTTCCCGCGTGGAAATTCGCGGCGGCCGCAACCTAGGGGGCGACGGTTCCTATGGCGGCGCGGCAGCGAAGGCCGTGACGAACTACGGCACCCTGCACTACGGCGTGAATTACGACGGCGTGGCGTTCACCGACAACTCGGGCCAGCGGGAAAAGGAGTGGGGCCGTGACGGCGTGCCGGATCGGTTCGAGCCGTTCGCAGCGAAGCACAAGGTGAGCAGCGTGGCCTTGGTGAAGACGTTCGAGGATGCCGCACGGGCGATCCAGAACGGCTACCCGGTGGCCGTGTGCTCCATGCGTGGCTTCTCCATGACGCTTCGTGACGGCTACCTCACGCCGATGGGCCAGTGGGCTCATTGCATGATGTTCGCGGGCGTGCGGTGGAGCCCGAAGCCTGCCCTGCTCTGCGTGAACTCATGGGCGGATTGTTACTCGGGCAGCGTAGACCCCAACCTGCCGCCGCAGTTCCAGCGGTCGGCCGGGTGGGTTGAGGCCGCCACCTGCACGTCGATGCTCTCGGGGGAAGACTCGTTCGCCCTGAGCGGCTACGCAGGCTTCCCGCCCCGCACGCTCCCCGACTGGACCGGAGGCGTCCTATGAAGACGGCGGCCCTTGTCTCGGGCGTGTTCATGCTGACGCTGCAAAGCTGCGGAGCCCCGGCCCCCGACCACCCCGACATCGTGGCGGATCTCGCCTGCGAGACAGCCCGCATGAGCGTCAAGCTCAGCCAAGAGATGGCACCGGCCCCGGCGTCGGACAAGTGCGACAACTGCGATGGCACCGGGAAAATCGGTGACGGCCGGATCGTGATGACGTGCCCCGTCTGCAAAGGCACCGGAAAGAAGGTGGCGAAGTGAGCCTCGAAGACCTCGACGCCGCCGTGTGGGCCAGCCTCTCCCCGAGGAAGCACCTCGCCGGGCGGCCCCTTGTCTCCCGCCTGGTGCGGCGCGTGGTCCGCAAGTGGCCCACGGTGGCAATCGCTCAGGCCCGGCCCGACTCCTACGGCGTGATGCTCGAACAAGTGTCAGCGAGCATCGAACGCAGCGAACGTCAGAATGTCCGCATGGGGATCATCCTCTCGCTCGTGCTGGGCGTGCTGATTCAAGAAATTGTCAAAGCGATCCTGGCGTGGTGGATGAAATCTGCCAGCAATCGGATCGCACTTGTAGGCTGGCAGACGGAGATGCGGCGATGACCGACGACGCAAAGAACACGCTGTTTTCAATTATCGAGCGGTGGGGATTTCCCACCTTGGTGGCCATCGCCTTCGGCTGGGTGCTGCGTCAGGACGTGCTGCTCCCGCTCGTGGCGGCACATCAAGAGTTCGTCCAGCAGCTGGGCGAGACGCAGCGCGAGATCGGCAGCGCGATCAAAGAGCAGACCCGCTTGCTGTATGCCCTACAACCAAAGTCAGCCGCGACAAGCCTGCCCGACACCGACCGGCACAACTGAGGCGATCCAATGCCCTCCTACGACCAAACACCCGGCACGCTGGGCCTCTCGTTCAAGAGGGGTGACGACTTCAGCGCACTCATCGACTTCAGCCCGATCACGATGACCGGCTACACCGTCACCGCTGGCATCACGTCGCTCGTCAGCGGTGCCGAGGTGCAGCCGCTCACCGTGTCGTTCGTCTCGGCCACGGCCGGGCAGGTGAACGTGAGCCTGACCGACACGCAGACCGCCGCCCTGGCTCGCGGCACCTACGGATGGCAGATGCGTTGGACGGAGAACAACGCCACGCGGACGGCGCTCACCGGATTCGTCGAGGTACTTTGATGCCGATCAACGCAAACGTATCCGGCGGGCAGCAGATCACGGCAAGCGTCGGCGAGACGCAGATCGACGCCACGGTAAGCGGTGGCTTTGGCCCGAGCGGTGCCACAGGCCCGCAGGGTCCGCAGGGCGAGCAAGGCCCGGCTGGTCCGCAGGGGCCGCAGGGTGCGGCGGGTCCCGCAGGGGCCACAGGGGCCACGGGTGCCGCTGGTGCAACTGGTGCCACCGGCCCGCAGGGAGCGAAGGGCGACACAGGCGACCAAGGCCCGGCAGGACCGACCGGCCCACAGGGACCGCAAGGAGTCGCAGGCCCGACCGGCGCGACGGGGGCCACTGGAGCGACCGGGGCTACCGGCGCGCAAGGGCCGAAGGGAGACACTGGCGACGTTGGACCGCAAGGCCCGCAAGGTGCCACGGGACCACAAGGCCCGAAGGGCGACCAGGGCGACACCGGACCACAAGGCCCGGCGGGCTCGACGGGATCTACTGGCCCCCAAGGTGCAAAGGGCGATACGGGCGACACCGGCCCGCAAGGACCAGCGGGGGCAACCGGTGCCACCGGCGCGACCGGGGCCGCTGGGGCGACGGGAGCCACTGGACCAAAGGGCGACACGGGCGATAGCGGCGTGGCTGCCGCGACGGCTCCCGTCACCTATGACGCTGGCACGAAGACCGTCGCCCTGTCCATCGGCACGGGGCTGACGACCTCGAGCGGCTCGCTCGCCCTGGCGGCCCACAAGAGCACCCACGCCACGGGCGGCTCGGACGCTCTCACGGCCAGCGACATCGGAGCCAGTGCCGTAGGTCATACGCATAGCGCACAAGACGTAAGCGGCCTCGCCGCCGTTGCCACCAGCGGAGCCTATTCAGACCTTACGGGCCGCCCCACGCTTGGCACCGCAGCCGCAGCGGCCGCGACCGATTTCGCCGCTGCCAGCCATGCCCACGGCAACATCACAAACGCTGGCGTTCTCACTGGCGCGGTGACGGGCGGTGGTGGCGGCAGTAGCGACCCCGACTTCGCCAACGTCTCGCTGCTCTTGAGCATGGACGGCAACGGCAACACGTTTGTCGATACCAGCGGCACGCCGAAAACGATCACGGCCTATGGCGGCGCGACGCAATCGACGGCGCAGTCGCAGTTTGGCGGGAAGAGTGCCTACTTCGATGGCAGCGGCGACTACCTGTCGCTGCCGTTTTCGTCGGCGTTTTCGCCAGTCGGTTCTGCGATGACGATTGAGTGCTGGCTGCGTCCAGACAATGCGCAGTCCGGCGGTTCGTCTGGCAATGGTAACGCCGGTGCCATCGTGTCCCTCCGGACCGGGGCTGTGCTGTGCGGCTATGAGTTTTCGATTCGCAACGATAAGACGCTGCAACTGCTTGCCTACGACGGCAGCTTCTGGGCGATCAGCATCCCGACTGCCGCCAGCGCGACCGCGCTAGTTACCGATCAGTGGTCGCACGTTGCACTCGTTATCACTTCGACCGGCAGCACGACGCTTTACATCAACGGCGTGGCCGACGCTTCGTTTTCAAACATAAACGTGCCGTATGCGGCCAATGGCAGCGACACTACCGTTTTTATCGGCGTTGGCGGCGACGGTTTCTATCGCGGATACATCGACGATTTGAGGATCACGAAGGCAGTCCGCTACGCGAGCAACTTCACCCCACCCACGGCCCCATTCCCGTTCGTCGCTCCTCCTGTCCATAGCCCGTTGGTCGTGACAAACTCGTCGGGCGTGATCGTTCCTGCCGCGACCATTCCCGCGACGGCCGTGTCGGGGCTGGAGTCCGCGCTCGCGGGCAAGGCCGCTTCCATCCACACCCACGCGACCACGGACATCACCGGCCTCGGCACCATTGCCACGCAGGCCGCCAACTCCGTCGCGATCACGGGCGGCAGTATCAACGGCACTACCATCGGTGCATCTACGGCATCGACCGGGGCGTTTACGACGCTCCGGGCGACAGGCGTCGTGACAATCCCGGCCGGGACGGCTACGGCCCCTAGCGTGACGATCTCGGGCGACACGAACACGGGCCTTGCCCAGACAGGTGGAGCCGACAGCCTCAGCATCGTGACCGGCGGCGTGGAGCGATTGCGTGTCGGCGCGGACGGCGCAACTCGGTCCGTCATCCCCGGCGGCTCTACGCTCCTGCCCGACTTTGCCTGCCGCGCGTGGGTCAACTTCGACGGCACGGCAGCGAGCAATCTGAGCGGCACATATTCACAGACCGGAACGACTGTCACCGTCACGGCGACGGCTCATGGCCTCGCGGTCGGGCAGGCCGTGTTTCTTGACTTTACGACAGGCACCGCCACGGACGCCGCCTTCACGGTGGCTACCGTGCCGAACGCAAACTCGTTCACTGTCACCCGCGCTACCGCGACGACCAGCGGGAACGTGACGATTGTTCGCAACACGATCCGAGCCAGCGGGAACGTGTCTAGCATCGCGGACAACGGCGTGGGTAACTACACGATCAACTTCGCAACCGCCATGCCTGACACGAACTACTCGCTCGTCGTCACCGTTGGCCATAACGACAACGGGCAGCCAGTCGTAGCCGCCGCAAGATTAGGCACTGTGGCGACAAACCACGCAAACATCTCTACCAACTTCATCTCTGCGTCAGGCGCGTCCGTATCCAGCGCGGGCTTGTTTGACTTTTCCTCCGTCAACATCGCCGTGTTTCGATAACCATGAGAGAACGCATCATTCACCCAAGCGAGTCCGGGCTGTCGGTAATCGTGCCGTGCGATTGCGGCCTGCCGGTTGCCGAGATCGCCCGCAAGGACGTTCCGGCTGGCGTTCCGTACCTCATCATCGACGCGAGCGATATTCCTGCGGATCGCACATACAGGGCAGCATGGACGGCCAACTTCTCGCAGCCAGACGGCTACGGCATCGGCGCTGAAGCGTGGTTTGCTGAACAGGAGCAGGCGAATGCCAACCATTCAAATTGACCCAGCCAAGAAAGCAGAGATCGACCGGCAGCGGGCGATGGCCGAGGTCGATGCGTGGTTTGCCGAACAGGTCGCCGCTGGCTACGAAACGACCTACGGGTGGCGGCTCGGGCTTTTAGAGCAAGACGTAACGCTACTCACCGGCGCGTTCGTCTTGGCGAAAGAGGCGGCGGCGTTTGGCTTAGACGTTCCTCCCATTATTGACCAAGGAGGCACGCCCCGGTCGCTCACAATGGCAGAGATGACGGCCGTCATGCTGGGCTACGGGCAGCACCGCGCCGCGTTGAGCGGCGAGTACGCGGCTCGCAAGGCGGCGATCTAGCGCTGGGTTGCGCTAGGCCCACAACATACGGCAACCATCCGGAATCTCCGGATAGTTCGGCGCGACCGTATACACCTTAGAGAGAGTCCAACCGTCAAGCGATCCTTGACAGTTGCGCTATC